CACCATTGATACACCAGTACCTAGTTTTTCTAACTTACCACCAAGTTCTGGGTCTGTAAAAGTAATACCAGCAAGGTCTCTTAATTGGTCAATACCAGATTCACCAAACAAACTCTTAAGTAAACCATCTTTATTCTCTGGTAACTCAAATTCTGACATTGCATTTTTGACTTTAGTGATGTTAGTAGTAAAGGTATCTACATCCATTTCCTCAAATGGTTTAACTGCATTTGCAAATCCAGCTGCATCTGCACCTAAATCAGTTAATGGTGTAGCATCACCACTAAAGAAATCTAATACACCAGCAAATGAGTTTTTAACAGAAGGGCCAAACAATGCAGAAGTTTTTTCTCCAAATGCCTCAGTGTCAATATCCATGAAACCACTGTCATTGATTGCATTTGCAAAACCAGCTGCATCTTCACCTAGTTTCGTATATGGAGCTTCATCGCCAGGCAATAATGCAATCAATCCTGCTATTGAATTCAAGACTGATGAACCTGCTAGGGCAGCTAAACCACCAGCAACCTTTAACAAGTCTATTTGTTCTAAGTTTCGTAAAGCATCAGTTGCACCACTTTCATCAAACGATGCAATACCAGATGCCATATTGCTCATTAACTGGTAGATGGTGACTCCCATACCTAATCCAACTAATGCAATAAACGCACCTACACCAGCACCAAGTAATGCAAGACCAATAGCTGCAAGTCCAGCTGCTTTGGTAAATAATAACATAGTAGCAGGATTAAATATAAGAGTGGATGCACCTAAAGCTGCAGCTCCAGCAGCTGCACCAAATAATCCATCTCCACCAGCATCACCACCGACTTCTTCAAAGTCTGCATCAATAACATCACCACCACCAGTTGGTGATGGTAGTGCTTTTGCTTGTTGTCTTTGTTCTGTCTCGAATTGTTTTTTTGCTATATCTTGATTCTTTTTCTCAATCTTAACAATTTCTTTGTGTTGTTTTGCATCTTGTTTTCTTGCCTTAATCATGTTAAGGACTTGCAACGCAGCTTTTGCTAACAACTGACCACTAAACTTTGCAATAGTACCAAGGAATGGTAGGTTCTGGAATGCAGTTGCAGCTGGCCCTAAGAATGCAGTGACTTTATCAAAGTCACCTCTTAAATCATCCTTTAGTTCAGTAGTAATTGCACCAAAAGTTTTATCACCAGACTCTTTGATTCTCTGTGATATTGTACCTAGTATGGGTGTGAGACCTTTTTCGAGTTTATTTAATTCTCTACCAAATTTCTGTATTTCTAACATCCTATCGATGTCAAATTCTATTTGGTTTTTCATGGTGTCATCTTTTGCAGATAGTCCACCAAACTCTTCCTCGATACTTTGAAGTCTTTGTTGTTCTTCTCTTAGTCTCTTAAGTTCTGCATTGGCAGCTACACGAAGTTCAGCATCTCGTTCTTCATAACCTAAATCCATAAGACCTTGTTTACTTAATACTTTCTGTTCATCTTCGGAAGACAAACTCTCCTCTCGGATTGCCTTCCTAAGATTACCTACTGTATTTAAAGACTCACTAGAAGTAAGTTTAGCATTAAGTTGCTTTAATTCTAGATTAATATTTGCTAATCCTTGTAAAGCTTCTTTACTACTGATATTTTCGTCTGCCATAATACTATTTATCTATTTTTTTGCGTTAGTGTCGTGTTCTTTAGCTGCACTATTTACATATAGTCCAAACCAAGCAGCTCCTGCTCCAACTAGGATTGAAATCAATCCAGATTGTTCCATTGATGGTTCTGGTAATTCCATGAACCACATAGCTGCATAGTACACTAATATGATGTAGACACTTAAAAATGCACGAGGCCAGATTCTCCATGAATCTACTGCTCTTGCAAGGTGAATCCACTTTTGCCAAGGGTTCACTGTATCGTTTGCTTTAAGGTCTCTTATTTCGTCTTTAAGGGCTGCATTCTCTTGAATCATCTCCATGAACTTGGACAAATCCATTTCGACTTCATTACGAGACATGTCTCCACTAAATCTTTCATCGGCCATAATACTCTCCTATTATTTATTTTGTGCCTGTTTCCTTTGCATCTCTAGTTCTTCTAGATGTTGCAATAGTAGGGAAATATAAATTTCCCTTTCCCAAGGATACATTTCTTCCAGTTCTGTCAACGACCACTTATGGTGTTGTGTTAATCCAAAATTAGTTTGTATGTAATTTGCAAGTGTCTCATGAGAAAGGGCTAGACGAAAAAATTCTGCAATCCAGAAAGTTCTTGTTCTTGAGTCTGTCCACATTTACTACATGCAAATTCTACATCATATACCATTTTGGGAACTGAACTAAACCATTCCATTAAAGTATTGAACTGGTCTACAGTTAGTCCATCAACAAAGTCATTTACTTCTTTTTCAGTAAATTCTTTCGTCTCATACACATTATCTGCATCAAAGATTTTTTCTATACATTTGTTTAACACTTTAAAGATATTTTCTGTTCCAATATCCATACCAGACTCATATAATTCTTGAACATCTGAATAACTTGGTATTCTCATCATTACACCTATAGTATCTGTTATCATTACTTTAGGTTCTTTGAGTTCACCTTCTATTCTCATCTTATCAAATTCAATATTGACAGGTGTTTGTCCATCACATCCTTCTGGTTGTTTAACACATGGTAGTATAACCTTTGTAGACTCACCTACAGATTTCATTCTGATTTGAATAAACAACCATTCTAAATCTGTATTACTGAGTTTATCTACAGTCCAATCACTGTCTTGTAGTTCTGAACATGACCTTATCAAATTCATCATTCCATTTGATATTGATTGTGGTGTTCCATCTTCTAATGTTTGCAACAATATCTTTTGTTCCTTAACATTAAATGGACGAAACTTTGCCTCAATCTTTGAAACAGGTAATGTTTCGAAATACTCAACTGTATTAAGTTTAGGTAATCCCATAATATACTCCTATAATCAATTAACCAAAGACTTCATCTTCGATTTTTCTTTTTACCTTATTCTCTAATTTACTTAGGTGTTTATCCATAAACCCTATTATTAAATTAGAAGGTTTCGAGTTCATGAATTCACTCTCCCAAAACCTATATCTAAATTGTGCATTAAATTTAGTGACTTCACTATTTTGATACCCCATAGCAATTTGTGCTAATTGTACTGGGAATGCATCTGACATTAGACATCTATAATTTACAGAATCATATTTATCTAACATCTCTAAATAAATTATCCCTCGATAATCATCATGAAATCTACTATGAAAGTTTCCACCAGAGAAACCATTCATTGTACTCATCCATAATTCTACTAATTCTCTGTCTTCCATATCATTCGTTAAATAGAATGAACAATCGAATTGGTCATATTGTGGTTTATGTGGTATGACTCTCTTAGGGCCATATTCTGAATCTTCAACAGAGAAGAAACCTCTGCCAGGCATTGATGCAGATTCACATCTAATACCTCTTATTGCAAGACCACTATTCTTTGCACCAGTACCAAACATTGATACATTATATCTATTACTTCGTTGTAAATCATCTATTTGTGCTTTAAATCTATCTATCTTCATGAAATTTGTTTCCTACTTTCTTTCCAGACTGCATCCAAACTAGATTTTTTGAATGATTCGATTGGTAGAAATATTGCAATCTCCCAGTCTGCACTATCAACCTTTGCAAATGCACTTCTTACATGTGAAGATAGATAGTGTTTATAACATGCTTTATAGAAAGGTTTACCACTGATACCTTTTAATAAATCATATGTCAGTTTAAATCTTGTTGACTCATCGAACTTATTATTTGTTGTCCTATCGTATAATTGGTCTAAGAACTGAGCTCTCAATGAGTGTGGTAGATAATGTAGGTTAAGACCATAAAATCCACCTTTAGCAGGTTCTACTGGTATTACAAGAGGAAATCTATCGTAATAAGGTAGTGTTTGTTTATGTTTTGGGTCATACATCATCATGTACATATCACCAAATATCTGTCTTTTTCGTTGTTTTGCATCTCTCATCAATTCAGTTCTATTAACTCTTTTTAATGTAGATACTCGTTGTCTGAACCATCTCATGGACTCTTTAGTCCTTGCTTGGATACCACCACGAAAAGCTTCTCTTTCTAATCTGTCAAATAGTTTACCTGCCATACATGTATTTATACCACTTTTTAAATCTTTTTGTTGCATCATAGGTACATTTTTTTGTATAATAACCTTGTAATTGAGAATTACCGAGTGCTTGAGGATTCGACCTCGTAAAAAACCAGTGAAAATCCTACTTGATTAAGGTTTAGTCCAGATGACACTGAAAAGGTTCTTAATCATTAGAAACAGTTCACGAAGTTCAAAAGTCTTGAGAGGTCACAGGTTCGAATCCTGTCTGTCGCCGAGGGCACAGTGGAGAAGTGGTGTGTATCTCTTGAAATGTCAATTGGATGTAGCTATTGCAGTTATACATTTGAGGCAGAGCATAAGACTTATCGTAAATCGTAGAGTCATGTGAGTAAGCATGTGGTGAGATTGTCCCTAGTGATAATCAATATAACCAGTAACTACTTCACTACCTTGATTCAACCATTACACAACTTTGTCCATCCTCTGGTTAAAGAGTGAGGATTGTAAGATATCTTACCACTAAGGGACATTGTAAAAGAGAACGAGTACCATATGGATGCTAGATTCGTTGACCTTGTTAATCTTACAAGGTAGAGTTTACGCACATTGAAAGTTCGGTGGGTTGATACTGTATCAATACTGGGAGACATAACAAACGAAGGTATTTAACGCGAGAAGAGGGGACTAAACATGGTTAACTAACGAGGGCATCTGGTGGTAAAAAAATCAGATTTTATTGAATTCCTGTTGGGGTCAGTGATGACTTTCCTAACTTTAGTAGTGGTGATATACGAATACAAGATGGAGGCGTGTTGACTGTTTGTTGTAAAAACAAGAGACGAGACTCAAGCGTGCAACAGACAGATAGTCGGAGACCTATACAGAATCCGAGCGTAGAAAGAAGGCCTGAGTTAGAGTATGATGATAAGTGTATGGATGTGAGTTGAAAACAATTGGTGTCTGGTACTTGTTAGATTCTTGGAGAATAAGAGGGTATAGTCGTCTAACAGTTAGTAGGGAATACGAAATCTCGCTCAAGGTGGTGATGAAACAGTGGTTGCAAACACCGAGTAGTCATTAACGAACTTCACCATTTTAGACGATTGCTATCATAAGAACCATCGTCAAAACCCCACCTCGAATTCATACTTGATATGATGATATGGTGGGGTTTTTTTACGCTTTCAAATGGTCTTCTGTTATTATTCTAAACTTATATCCCCTATCCAAACAATACTCTTCTGCAGCTTCCCACTTTGCACGATTGATTGCATAAGTTCTTGCCTCTCTTATATATTTACCATAATGTTTACCCTTCTTAGTGGGTTTCTTGGTTTGTGCTTTAGGTTTGACCTCAATGATTTCTTTTACTATCTGTCCTTGTTGATTCTGGTATTTTATCCAGAAGTCTGGGAAATATCTATGGACTCTTTTATCTAATCCACGATATGGTATAATAATCTCCTCACTAGACCATTCTAATATACTGGGATTCTTATCACAATATTTCATGAATCTCAATTCCCACATTGAACGATATATCACCTTAGTTGGGTCACCTTTGTACTTTTTATAGTTCTTTGGTTTGAATCTTCCCTTGTAACTCATATAAATACCTTATACATAACTAAATCTATAGAGAGTATTTATATGAAATTTTTCAAGAATCTTAAAGAGTCAATCCTTGGGTCAATCAAGGAAGACCTTAATTCTGCATTAGGTGGAAAACAAGCACTATTTAATTCAAAAATATCTGGTGCATTAGATGACCTAATTTCAATGAAGACTGGTATTAACATATCAAATATACCATCTAAAATTACAGAAGAAGCTGCACTTGCATCAGAAGCTAGGAGAAGACTAATAAAGAATCCAGATAAAGCTGTAAACGAAGATGGAACTCGTATACAACCATCAAAAAGAGCAATGTTAAGATTTCCAACCTCTAATGATAGGTTTATTGATAACTGGATTGTCTTTAGAACTAGACCAAGAAAAATTGATGCTGGTTTATTAAGAGGAGTGACACATGATGGTGATGCTGGGACACATGGATTTAATTTAACAGAAGGTGAAAAAGATAATGGAATGGGAAATGGTAAAAGACATACCTTTTCTGCAACTCAAAGAGAGTGTTTAATTGCATTATATTTCCCTAATAATGTTAAAGATACCATACAAGTAGATTATGAAACAAAAGATGTAGGACTAGGAGAAGCATTCTTGACTGAGTTTTTCGGTAATAATCAAGAAGGATTCGATTTTGATTTCGGTATAGGTGATACAATACAAGAAGCATTTAAAGCATTTGGAGAATCAATATTTGAGGCAACTGCACAACAAGAGGGTTCAGCAGTTGCAAACCCTAAATTATTAAACTTTGGTGGTGTTGGAATGAGAGAACACACCTATACTTTTGCATTAAATCCATATAATGAAGCAGATGCACAAGAGATAACAGACATTATTTACTGGTTTAAACTCATGTCACTACCAATGTCATCTAATGAGAACCCTAGAATATCCATATTACCAGCAGAATGGGAAATAAACTTCAAAGGCCCTATATTAGGTCACATAGAACATCCACAGAATTGTTTCTTATCAACTGTTGATGTCGATTATTCTGGTGGTAAAGATATGTCATTTATTGAGTCTGCTAGTGCAGATGTAAGAGAAGATAATGGTATATGTACTCCAGATGATGACCAACCAGTTCTTGAAGGTCAGATAGGAAAAAATCATAAAATACAACATTACCCAAATGGTGTTACTTTAACTCTTACATTTAAAGAAATATTAAATATCGATAGACTTAGATATGTCGGTAGGGTTGCAGCTTCAGCTAGAGGTGCAAATCAAGATACACAACGAGAAATTAAAGACTTTGAACTAGGTATGGGTAATAACTCATTAGGGCCAGGTCAAACTGGTGCAAATGCAACAGAGGAAGGTGATATCGTAGCAGGTTCAAGAAAACCAAGAGGGTCACATAATGCAGACTTCGGTAGACGAGGTGGAAGTGGAAGCCATAATGATTAGGAGTAATATATGAGTCAAAAACAATATTTTAGACATTTTCCAACGATTGATTTCGACCTTAAGAATGATGGTAATTTAATCAAAGCAAAAGATATATTTCGTAATATAAGAGTAGGTGCAAATGCCGAAGATGCCATCTCTGGATACGAATACTATTATATTCAAGACCAAGATAGACCAGATGTAACTGCAACTAAACTGTATGGAGATGCAACTTTATATTGGTTATTCTGGATGGTTAATCCACATCTTGCAGTGCATAGTGATTGGCCAAAGTCTCAGAGAGTACTAGAAAGATTCATTAAAAGGAAATATTCTGGTAAAGCTATCGTAGCACCATTCCAGTCGGATATCGTATCCAGTTCGGATTCGAAATTTTTCCAAGGGGAAAAGGTAGTAGGTTCTACCAGTTCGGCCTTCGGATTTGTCACCAAAATAGACCCTACTAATCAACAAATAGTACTCAACGATATAGAAGGACAATTCCAAGTAGGAGAAACAGTCACAGGGTCGAACAGCTCGAAGAGTTTTATTATTAGTTCGGTTCGAAATTTTTCAGACTCACCACATCACTATGAAGACTCAGAGGGTAATAAAACGACTATAAGTAATGGTAATACACCAGTATCTAACCACGACTATGAGCAGAAGTTTAATGATGATAAGAGAAGTATCAAATATATTCAGAGTAAGTATGTACCACAACTTATCAGAGAGTTCAAGTCATTCATAGGTTCTTAATATGGCACAATCAATAGGTTTAAATTCACCTAATTCTTACAGATTAATCAGTGCAGTTATCAGTAATAATGAAGGTAATCAGATAGATGTAAGTAATCTAGTAGACTCTTTTCAGTTAACTGAGAGTATCTATCAGATGTTTTTAACTGGTAATATCGTTATTGCAGACAATATTAATGTATTTAATCGATTAAATATTACTGGACAAGAATATTTAAGACTGCATTTTAGTGGAATACAGGGGAATGAAGAAGAAGTACCAGACGATGAACAAATAAATCAAGTATTTCGTATATTTAATGTCTCTACTTATGTCAGAGATACCTCTACAGACCTCTCAAAAGTATTATATTCCCTTGATTTTTGTTCTCCTTTATTATATGAAGCAAGAACTAAGAGAATATCCAGAGTATATAGAGGAAAGTCTGGAGATATATTAAATAAAATATGTAAGGAAGAATTAAATTTCGTAGAGACCGAAGGTGGTAGAGGTGGTGCCGCAGGTGACTTGAAACCGCGTGTGAAGGGGGGGCAGGAAGTCGGTAACTATTTCTCTATATTCAATGCAGACAAAGGAGATGTCTCTGGGTTTCTCTGTCCCAATTGGACTGTATATAAGACCTTAGAGTGGCTGAGAGACAACACCAGTGAGGATGACAGTCAACCTTATGGGGATTCTTACTACTTCTTCCAGACAGCTCTCAATGGGTTTAGGTTTATGAATGTCGAACAGATGTATAATATATCTTATCTAGATGGTGCAGTAGAGTTTAGTCCCAGAGATGGTTCTATGGTCAATTCAGATAACTACGACTACTCAGAGGGTGTAGGAAACGACAT